CTCATTATATACCTTTCTTTACCGTTGGGGTTGATGGAGCGGGAGGTGTCGTCTCTGTACCAGTGTCTATATCAGTCTCGGCATCAGCTGGAGCAACTAGAACTGGTGTCTTATTTTGTAGAGCTGAGTCTTGTTGTGTCATTGAAGGTCTGGGCATGGCTTGTAATATAGGAGGTAGCTCTGTTGCAAGTTTAGGCTTTCCTATCTGTACAAAAGTTAACATTTCTCTAGGTTCTTCACTAGCTCTCTCAATTGTGCAATATATCTCATAAAGACCTTCATTTTCGAAATCAAAGCTTAAGTGTCTGGCAGCATGACCTTGGGTTGGTTCATGAATGACTTCGTGAATTTTTCTTTCTTCTAGAGATTTAGGATTAACTAAGGAGTCTTTAAAAGCGTTAAACGCCGCGGCGTAGTTATCACGTGTAGGGCTTTCGTTTGATTTTTCTTTCACAGAGAAATCTGGGCCGTGAATTGTCCATGTGTACTTAGTCGGTTGGGTCGCCAACACAGACTCCTCGATTTCTACGTTTGGCTCAGCTTGAGCGACTATAGGATCTTGATCAACTAATGGGTTTTTGTAGGCATTTGCATGATACATCTCATTTAGAGTGTGGGGCGAAAGCGTAAAATTCACGGTGACTTTGTTTTCACCTTCCTTAATTTTAAATATCATTAACGAGTTGTCTTCATTTTCACCACTTTCGCTATGGACAATACTAATCCTAGGGGGCATGTTCACAACTGGTGGCGTGGGTACAGTGCTAGCAGGATCCTCTGGATCAATTTCCGATTCGTCAACAGAAACCATTCCTTTCTCTTTCATACCAAGTAGTACAACTAATATTGGTTGGATCAGCATTAGGAAAAAGAGAAGAATCATAAGATAACAAAGGGGAATATTAAAGTTTATTCCCTTTAGTTCTACACCGCAATCAGTTTCAGGGGGTAGTTGACCTATAAATTTTGCTATTTCACAAAGATCGAAATCCGGAATATCTGGTAACTTAAGCTTAAAAAGATCTAAGCCCAGATTAATCGGGCCTAGTGTCATTGTAAAAAACGGTAAACCAGGTAAGCTGGGTAGGTTTAATGTAGCGCTAAGATCTAAGCCCAAGTCAAAACCAGGTAGTGGAAAACCGGGTAGATTCATGCCTGGAAATGGGGGCAGTGGTATCCCAGGTAGGTTGAGCGAAGGTATACCGAAGAGCGGAAAACCTATACCGGGAATTGCTGGTAACCCTGGTGGGATATCTAGGATCGGCTCAAATGCAAAAGCAAAATTTAAATAGATGTTTCCATGCAAGTTCATTTGTAGCTCTATTTCTTGACATATACCTGATTTTTTTCTTTCTCCAGCTGGTGATTGATCTCCCTTTTGTTGCACAGGTGGATTTGTTTCTGGACAACATGGACCACCTCCCATACTTTTGTTCCCAGCGGGGTCTGTCCTGTTTTTCTCTATGTTTTTTTGATTTTCGTCACAATTCATAACACAGCAGCAGCCGCCGAAAATGGGTAATATTATATCTGCCAATGAGGGGATTGTCATGCTAATAAGGCCGGCATCATCCGGATCATGAGTAGACAAATTCTTTGGAGGCGGACTCTGGTTTTCTTCTGTCACTTGATTTTTATCACCTTGCTAAAGCACTTTTTGAGATTCGACTCAAGGTTGGCGGCTATAAGCCAAGCAGTTGGATTCATTATTGGGGCGCCCGAATTGCCTAAACTCGCGGCAACTTGGGTACCGACCTCGGGATTAGAACCGGCACTGGCCCGGGATTTTGAGCCCATCGCGTAGTTGTTCGGCCGTAAAGCGCCCATATCACCCAACGCATGGCATATATCTGTAGCAAATGCGACCAGCGTATCGCCTAGCTCTTCTGCAAGAAATACAGTGTAAGTCGCATCCTCAACACCACCGATGTAAACATGATCATTCTCATTTTTAGATTCGCCAAACCCGCTCACAGACAGCTCTTCACCTGATGCATGTTTATTACCTATTACTATTCTAGGGCCGTCAATTATGATTGTGCCATCAGGTTCAATGGAGATCACAGCTCTTTCTCCACCGGGAGGACCGGCGGTATCGTCCCCAGGCTCTTTTGGCGGGCCCTCTTTTATTATTCGAATGGATCCATTAACTTTTGGATCTTTTGCAGTGTCAGGATCTTTCCTAGCTATAATCCTAACGTGATCAGACTTTACAACTATTGAAGCGCCTTCGTGCGTTGCGGGCTCACCCTCACCCTCACCGTCGACAGCGAGCGCACCAGCGGGTAGATCACTCATTTGATCATCTAGACCAAAATCAACATCTGGCATCGAATCAGCTGTTATATAAATCCTGCTAGCATCATATCTAAAATCTGGATCACCCTCGATTGGATTATGCAGTTGATTATCCTTTACTTCTTCTAGATAACCTTGTGGATTTTTAGAAGTTTCAACTAGGTCTTCTCCTCTAGATCCAGATACATGCACAGTCTTTTTTATTTGAGGGGCGCCAAACGGTCGGCCATCTAGGGCGTCGCCGCCAGTACCATGAACAGCATCCTCAGCTGGAATAGCATGGGCTGTCCCCTGCTTTCTTGTGCGTAAAGATCTTCCTGCAACAATATCAATCGCTGCCGCAAATAGCGACCGGTCTGGATCTGCCTCTAAATCAGTTGGATCGATGCGGGTGGCATTTGAGCGGATAATAAGATCCTCCTCTCCACCTTCTAGGGGGTTTTCTTCTTCATCAACCAATCTGTCACTATCAGTGTCCTCTACAGCAAAGCCCCCCTTATACCCCCTTGTTGTGCCCAGAGTGATGCTAGTATTGTTTGATCCTTGTAACACCATATCTCCAGGCATCTTGGTTAGTCTAGGGACGGGCTCAAATTTAAATGATTTATGTGCTAATGAACCAGTAACATGTATATCGTACTCTTCCTCGCTATCCCCAAATGTAAAGCCATCACTTTCCGCGGTACCATTAGGGAACCCGTACATTTCTGGATCTTCAGCATTTTCCGTCTTTGGTTTCTCATCGTTTGCACGATCTGCTGCGTCTGCTTCGTCTACCTCAGCGCCCTTATAATGATGCACTCTATCTTCATGAGTATAATTTATATCATCAACGTCTATCCAGGTTGGCACTCTACACATCCAATAAAAAACTTTTGCAGCTTTTCCAATAGGTGCAGGACTTATTAGCCATACATGCTCTCCAGGCTTTATTGGGAAACAAAGGTGAGGAGGAAAGAAAGGCAAGCAAACATTAACTGAATCTGATCTCTTACCTTGACCTTCGTTAAGTGTTCGAGCCAAAACTGAGTTTCTTGGTGCTCTTTTTAAAAAAGAGTGATTATCAACATTTTCTTTTGTAAATCTTTTATCGAAATCAGTTTGGCTTCTAAAGGCAGCTGGATCATTTATAACTTCTAAAACAACAGCTTTTTGAAATATTGTGTCTGGTGTCGAATTAGCTAAAGAAGACTCAGCTTTATCAGTAGCTTTAGTTTCAAACGCTAGATCATTTACATTATCATCATAATCAATAGCCATGATCAGTCCTTTATTTGTGAAAATAGATCATCTGGATCAATCTTGCTATTCTCGGCTTCAGCTTTCGCTATTACTTCAGCTAACTTTAGCAATTGTTCATTTGATTTATTCATTCTTTCTAAATACTTCGAAAGGATTGCTCCAATAGCTGCATGCTCTGCAATGCCGGTTCTCATGTGCGTATACGCTTCAACAAAAAGAACGTGAGCATTTTGCCGATCTAGGTTTGCGTTTTCGTATATCTCTTTCCACAAAAGCTTCTTTTTGTCTTCTGAACTTACTAACTCAGATAACATTTCTTCAAACTTTTTTGTTTTCTCTTCTATACTTTCAAGTTTTTCTAAAGCCTTATTTAAATCATCAACCATTTTTTTACCTCCTAAAAGATATCTATGATCCTCTTGTCATGTACTATATCTCTATAATGCTTTCTTATAGAAGACATTGCCACAGACAGCTTTTTGGGCGTTAATCCGGATATCTCACGTACATAGACGTATATCGCGCGCTTGTTCAAAAAATCTAATTGATCAATCTTGTCAAAAACTTCAATAATCGCGTTTATACAAAGTTTTTCGTTTTCTTTTGTAACACGTGCTTGTATTATTTCTAGAACTTTTACAATCTCATTTCTTCGATTGGCATTAATGATAATTTTATCCGGGGATTCAACAACTTGAGAATATGCAATCGAATGCTTATCTTTTTTAGACATGGATGCCATATCTGATAGACTTACATTTCTCATTACATTCTTTCTATGCTGCCTAGAATTAATTATCAACCAATTTTTTGCCACTACGTTAAAATACGAAAATGCCTTAGTACCTCTAGATTCATCCCACTTGTGGATTGTTTCATAAAGAAATGAAACACAGTCTGTTTTAATATTTTCTATCTGATTCGAACCTGCTCTAAAGCCATATACGAATATTAGACTTTCAGCTAACTTCTCAAAGGCGGGGTGGATTTTTTCGTTATATAATTTTTCACGCTCTGGCTCAGACTCTAATTGTTGAAACTCAACTATTGAAGCTTGAGTATCCTTATTAAAGTACATGTTCCTTTTTTGCTTCGGGTTTCTTCTAATCTTTCTCTTCTTCTTCAAAATCAGTTTCTCCAAATTTTTTAGAAGAAACATTTTTAGATAAAGCGTTAGCCACCCGGAGTATAGACTCTCTACAATCTTCAATATCTAAATGAACTTGCCTCACTTCGTTGCTGTCATAAAACAAAGGTATTTCCAAAATTCTCGATATCGATTCCTGCCTGGCATCTAGAACATTTATGCTTTCCTCTAAAGCGTCTTCTATTTTTAATAATAATAGCGCGAACTTTATCATAAAAAAACTAGAAAAACAAAAAAGAAGTGCCAGCACACTTATGATAACGATAGCGGTAATACTCATGTTAATATATCACCAAGAACGTTATCGTAAATTACGTATACTGATTCATTATTTAGATTTTTGGTTAATGTCTTTGCGCCAGACTGAGCCCACGTAACAGGTACCTTATATGATTCTTTCATCTTTCTTAAGCGCTTTTTAACATCAGCTTCTTTAGGCTGAGCCCATTTACTACCCTCAATAAAGATTTCACCATCTATTCTTGTCTCATGGACATTAACTAAATCATATTCGAAGCCTGAGAAATTGATGTTTCCAAGAAAGTCCATATGACCTGACCATTTGGTCGCCATCACAGGTAATCCAGAAGCCGCGGCTTCAAGCAAGGGTAAACCATATCCTTCGCCCCTAGTAAATGATGCTAGCGCATTTAGATCAGGGCTACGATAAAACGCAGATATTTCGTCATTCGTCATTAAGCCATGAGATAAATAAAATCTAGGATATTCACCATCTCTAACTTCGTCAATAACTCTTTTCAATAAACTGATAGTGTGATTCCTGTCAGTTGTTGTCATTCTGCCTAGTGATGTTTTAATAACAATCCCGACATCTGGATCATCTTTAAAGGTTTCGCAGAACCACTTGATTCCATAAAACGTATTTTTTCTATCCGACTCTGTATTTTGACCTGTTATTAATCCAAACATCAAAAAATTAAAGCTAGTCTTAACATCTAATTTCATAGGTTCCAGTTTTTTGTCTATTATCTCTGGTATAATATATTCCGGAACTACATGAATCGGTGTCTTTACATTCCCTGATCTCTCGAATGTTTGCTTTGTATGTCGCGATGGGACAATTACTAAGTCCATCTTATTGACGCACTCTACCCACTCTTTAGAACACTTATCTGTCTCAACACCAGCTGTAACGCCAATATTAACTTTGGCAGCCGCTGGATCCCACTCATTAGGAAGTTGAATTTGAAATGATATATCAGGTTCGAAATCGCTAGGATGACTAACATTGATAATTTTTGAAATCAAACCTCGTTCGTACTCTCCGTTCATATAGAATGTACAAATACCCCATGGCGTAACCTGCGCATTTAACCTACAATCGCCACGTTGATCTAAATAGTTAAACACCTGACGAGCGTGCACGCCGTATCCAGCAGAACTCAATAAAGGACCTCTCACTAAGACATTTTTCATAACTCTATAAACTCAAATCGATTCGTTGTCGATTTTCCTTCCTTCCAATCTTCGATTGTCTGAATTAACGTTCTATCCCACTCATCGATGGTATTCTGATATGAAAACTCAGATAATGCATATCTCATGCACTTTCTACCCAGCTCTTCTCTTTCCTCTAGAGGCATTTCGTACATTTTTAAAATTGCATTAGAAACCGTCTCTATCGAGACATAATCTTCATAAATGTATGGTACATTTTGAGAGCCAACCAACGAACTAAACTCAACATCCAAAGCGACGCCGTTTTCAGAATTATCTCGATGATCAACTACCTGCCTTGTTAGGCCGCCGGTTTTAATAGCTATAATTGGAGTGCCGACCTGCATTGATTCTAGAGTACCTAAACCAAAGCCTTCTGCATATGAAATGTTTATTGAGCAATCAGCTATATTATGCAAGACATTCATTTCTTGAAAACCTACTCTCTCTGTAGAGAATATTACATAATCAACTATGTCTAGATTTTTTGCGACTTCGACTAAATCAGGTCCTTCAGGATCATAAGGGTCAGTATGCATTATTAAAGACGCCGGCTTTCTGCCGTTAACAGCATCTATTTTGTCTAAAAACATTTTCCAAGCAGCTAGGACGTCAGATGGTCTTTTTCGCTTTGCATTACGGTTAACCCAAAATAATACAAAGTCATCTTTCTTATTTTCACCTAAGAGGTTTGACCGATGCTCTTTAATTAATGATTTCCCAAGTTTAAAAAATACTTCTTCAGGTAAAGCGTGGGGAATGAAGTTAGTCCTATCTGGCCAATGCTCTTTAACTTGCTCATATGTATGATGACTATGACAATTTATTAAATCAGTTGCCTCATAGAAATCATTATTAAAATCTGGGTACGGTTTATTATCCCAGACGTGCCAATACGCAATTGGACAAACTTGGTGAACTTCATCCTCCATTTGCCAAAGCCAAACAAAAAATCTAGGATCTGTAAAGAGTAAAATAATATCAGGCTTTTCAGTAGCTAATAAAGCCCTTATCATTTCAGGTGTGCCAAAACCATCGACAGGCTTAATTAAAAAATCCTCGTGGGGTTTCGACATTGAGTAATCTTCGTGCTGTATTGCTGCGCCAAGCTGGCGTATTGTCCAGTGACCCTTCTCAATTAACCCATGACACAAAAAACGCGATTGGGTACCTACGCCAGAAGGGCTAAGGGCATGATCAGAAAGTAACAATATCTTATATTTTTCCATACTTTATCCAAGTCTAACTACCCGTACAGTATTCTGTGCCCTTATAGTCACAGAACAAGCACGAATTTCTATTTTTTAAAAAAATACCTCTCTTCATAGATAGCACCATACTTCTTAGAATAGATGTACATTTTTCTTCTGCTTTGGGACCAACAGAAACCTTCACTAGCTCGCAGGTATTTCCGGCGGGTGCACCACGCTTTAAAAGAACGAATCCGCACCTAACAGATTTTATATCAATATTCGACTTTGTTCTCCAAAAATGCTTATAAAGTGCAATTTGAGCCCAAGTTAAAATATCTCTTCTTTTATTGGCATACCAACCTTTATCACCCGCTGTTTTCCAATCTATAACCCAATAAATTTCTTTACCACGATGATCTTTGGTTTTTATTAGCGCATCTATAAAGCCCTTAAAATATGCACCGACTTCCGGAACATGTTCATAAAGCTCTTCTTCAGCAGAAACTACTTCATATTCACCAAAAGTTTTTTTTAAAAAGTCCGGAATCTCTTCAAGAGAATTTCTGGCGTAATCAAGCCATTCTGAAATGTAAACATGGGGCTTAGGTTTCCAGCCTTGGGATGCTCTATAATCTGCTTGAGACTTTATCCAGTCTGCAGAATCAAACCCATGAGTTGTCCACTCTTTTTTTATTTCGCTTAAAACATTTTCGATGTTCATTTCCCCTGTTAAAAGAAAATTTTCTATCCCATCATGAACAGCTGTCCCGTATGAAAGGTACGGTGAAGGCTCAAACATATCTACTTTATCGATATATGCTAGCTTATGACGCCATGGACATTCTTTCCAATTTCTAATCTCAGAATAAGACACATGCGGCTTGTGGTTGGGTAATATAGGTAATTCATTATTTCGATCTATAGACATTAATTAATTGTAACGTTATAATGTACTTTTTACATAATCTAGATCTTCTTTGTACATTATTTCTGCAAGTTTTTCAAAATTTGTTTCTGGAGACCAACCAAGCATTGTTCGAGCCTTTGTGCAGTCACCTAACAGGTGTGGAACTTCATGGGGCCTAAATAGCCTTGTGTCTGATTCAACATGTTCGTCTATAGAGAGGTTTGCAATTTCGAAAACTTTTTCTAGCCAATCCTTAACCGTGTGCGATTTACCAGTTGCAATCACATAATCATCCGGAGTGGGGTGTTGCATCATTAAGTGCATGGCCTTCACATAATCGCCGGCGTAACCCCAGTCTCTTTTAGCAGATAAATTCCCTAAATAAAGCTTGTCTTGTAATCCCAGCTTGATTCTGGCAGCAGCTAACGTTATTTTTCTAGTTACAAAAGTTTCACCACGTCGAGGAGATTCGTGATTAAAAAGAATACCGCAACATGCAAATATGTTATAAGACTCTCTATAGTTTCTAACTAGATGATGGGCATAAACCTTTGCGCATGCATAAGGGCTAGCAGGAGAAAGTCTAGTAAGTTCGTCCTGTGGTACTTCTGGATTATCACCAAACATTTCAGAAGAGCTAGCTTGGTAAAACTTAATGCCCGGATTAGTGTTTCTAATTGCTTCTAAGATATTAGTAACACCTGTGACAATTGTGTTTGTTGTTGATAGTGGTATATCAAAACTAACTCTTACATGAGATTGAGCTGCCAGATTGTATATCTCATCCGGATCATATTTATTGATCAGCCTATACATCACGCCCGAATCATCAAGCTCGAAATATTCTAGAATAAAATTTTCATGCTCAAATATATGATCAATTCTATCTGTAGCTATTAGACTGGTCCTTCTTTTTAAGCCTATAACCTTATAGCCTAGAGCCAATAAATATTCAGCCAAATATGAACCATCCTGACCTGTGACGCCAGTTATAAACGCTGTCTTCAAACCACACCCCTAATATTAGGATATTCTTTCAAAAACCATTCTATAGTTTGAGATAAACCATCCTCTATTCTAGTAACGCTGTTTAAATTATAGCCAAGAATTTTTAGCTTTTCACTAGAAGACGGCTTCCTTAATTGACCATTGGGCTTTTCCATATCCCATACAATTTGAATTTTATAACCAAAAATATCCCTAATTAATCTGGCGACTTTATTGATAGATATCTCCTCTATTGTGTTCCCTATATTAATAATACCCTTAATTGGATAGTCTTGCTTCAATAAAAACGCAACTATTTTTGGTATATCATTAGCAAACGTAAATTCCCGCAAAGGAGTACCGGTGCCCCATAATTTCACCTCGCTATCACCAGACAACTTTGCATCATGCATTTTTCTAATTAAAGCAGGAATTACATGCGAGTTACTTAAGTCGAAATTGTCATTTATTCCATATAGATTATTCGGTGATACGCAAAAATAATTAAACTGCTTTTGTTTATTAATGGCTCTAGAGTGTATGTCAAGCATTCTTTTAGAATATGCATACGCAAAATTTGAGTTATGTGGATGACCTAAATGTATTTCTTTTTCCTCTAGCGGAAATTCCGAATTATTAGGGTATACGCAAGTAGACAAAAAAGAAATACACCTCTTTATCCCAAAATGAGAGGCTGCATCTAACACGTTAATGTTTATCCTGGAGTTAATAGAGAAAAAATCAATTGGATTATTTATATTTGCCTCGATACCACCCACCTTCGCCGCAGTATGGACGACTGCATCTACATTTAATTTAGAAAAATATTCAAATGTCTTTTTTCTATCACAAAGATCTATACCCCCAGAGGTTGGGCCATCCATTATTACCCACTCTATACCAGGAATGTTACAACTCTTAAATGCTGTACCTACTAAACCAGAACCTCCCGTAACTAATACTTTCATGACAAACTTCTTTCATAAAGAATTTCTGCAATATCAAAATCGATCTGTTCATCAATATCAATTGACTGAATGTTGTCTAATATGAATGGATAAAAAGTATTACCTATTATGCTTTTCTTACTTATTAATAAATCTCGCGGAATAATACTCACAGCAAAATTTAAACCCAAATAACCAGGTAAATCCTGTGAACGTGGGTGAGCTTTGGGATCATAATTAATAGCCTCCCCATTATGCCACAGATATTCTTTCACCATGTGTGTTGTAGTAATAGAGTCATATTTCGAGTCTAAATTTTTCCATAGATCGCAAATGTCTCTATATGTATCTACACCAACTAGTGGATTAGTAACGTTTGTATACACCACAATATCAGTGTCAATATTTTCTGCCATATTTTTCCATACTTCATTCATCGGAACAGTGCTAGACGCGTAATAAGAGTCCCTCTTTATAGGTGTTGCTCCTAACTTAGCAGCGATTGAAAGCATATAATCACAATCAGAATTTACGCAAATTTCATTTATCGCTTCAACTCTCTTTAATTGATTAATTTTTATTTCTAATAAAGAAGAGCCAGCGAATGGCCTAATATTTTTGTTTATTACTCTTTGTGAACCTTGCCTTACTGGAATTAATGCTTTAATTTGCTTCTCCTAACAACATCATCGCGGTTTCGAAACTCTCATACCTAGGATCACGTAATACTTCTTCCATGAATGGATCAACCTTTACTCTATTGTCTTTTTTCCATATCTCATTTTTAAAATATAAAAACTGTAAATCTGGATCATGATAATCAGGATTTCCATCCGGGGTTTGGCCATCAGGGGAATTTACCATATTCGATATAGTGTCTTTCGTCCAAAGAGAGTTTAAATAACTGTCACGATATAATGAGCGATAAAAATCAATACCAGTAATATACAGTTCTGATATTGGTAATGATACTAAATCTATTATAGCAGAAAAACCAGCATTGGGTCTCATAGTCTTTTGTCTTATCTGCATATAGGGCTCGTCTGGCATAATCCTAACGTTAGTTAAGCTAGACATACCGTTTAACGCACCGGTGAATCTATGAAAAAACCATTCAGCACTAGGGCAGGTCGAGATTACAACCTTTACATCATTTTGCAATATGTCAACTCTTTTTTGAATATTATTAGGATGCATTTGAATTATTTGTTTATCATTCTGAATGATAACTGTGTCACCGGGTAATATGTCATTTGTTTGCTCATTGTCAGTATAAAGAAAGTCCACTCTAGAACCGTGTGATTTTCTCTTCTCTTCCGGAACGAAAAATGACTTTACCCTAGCGACATAATCGTAGCCGTCTATTAGCTCGCCCTGTTCATAAGCTAAAGCGCTTGCAGCTGGACCAACTAACGCGACACGGGCGCCCTTAATAAACTCAACAAAGCTGTCATTTGTAATAAACGGCATTATTTAACTGCCTCATAAAATCTTTTTATTCCTTCCCGTAAAGAAACTTTTGGTTTCCAGCCAGTTGATTTTAGCTTAGAGCAATTTGCATAATTACCATGTTGATCTCCATCGTGGCCCCCTATATTTACAACCTGGAATTCTTCTTTTGGTCTTTCATGAGTATCTAGTATAACTTCTATTAAATTCTCGACTGTGGATGGGACACCGGTGCCTACATTATAGATCTCATTATCTGTTACTGATTTTAGCGATAGCTCAAAAGCGTCAATTACATCATCTATGTATATACAATCACGATATCGATCAAAAGAACCCGTCACTTTAATTACGTCACCGCTTAAAGATTGAGCCAAATAAATTGAAGCCATTCCTTGTCTCAGATTATCTAAATCCTGAGATGGGCCGTAGGTGTTAAACAATCTAAATATTGTATAATCCAAACCGTAATTACTAAAGACCTTTATGTACAGTTCTCCCGCTAGCTTTGATACCCCATAATTAGAAATCGGATTTAGGGGATTTGATTCTGATAAATCTTTTCCTTCACCATAGACAGCCATAGACGAAGCATACACAATCTTTTTTACGCCGGTCCTACGACAAAAATTGCATATATTTAAAGTGCCCTTGGCATTCCAGTCAACATCATCTTCGGGTCGTATTAAAGAAATATATCCAGACGATTGAGCAGCTAAATGAAAAACTATATCAAAATTCCCTAAACCATCCAATGCTTCATAAACAGATATATCGGCTGAATATTTTTTAAAGGAGTCATGACATTTCTTCCAGCGTGTATCGAAATCTAGTAAAGTAACATCGTGATCCCTATTCAGTCTATTCGCTAATGCGAACCCTATAAATCCTGCACCGCCTGTTATCAAGATCTTCATAACTCACCCCTATATCCAACCATAACCATATTTAGAATCACACAAAAATTCATTTAAATTATGTTAAGTCCCTCTAGATTGCTCAAACATTGTTCCCATCCGCCAAACCTAATTCCCTTATCGTCTATATAGACAACTGCCCTAGGTTTTTCGGCAGTAACCTTGGTAATAAACTGATCCATGTCGTGCTTCTTTAACCAAGCCCATACTAATTCTATGCCGGTTTTGCCATTAACCAAACCTCTATCAGGCTTTGCTTTACATGTAAATAAAACTACGTTGTATTTTTGTGATAATATCTTAAGGGCATTCCGAGAGCCCTCTATAGGATCATCATAAATTGTGCCATCATAAAACCCCATAGAGTTCTTATGAATAACCCCATCAAAATCAATGGCCAAATTAATCGTCTCATCAGGAAATGAATGCTTCCTAATTTTAGTACCTTTCCAATTCGGTTTTTCCAAATCCTCCGGCTTGTTTTTTCCTATCGACGGGCAGTTTCTACCAGATCCATGAGTTAATTGATATTGTAGTAATAGCGTTAATACTTCACATGTATGATAATACTCTGTGTTTAAAGTAATGACGGTAAGCCCGGGTACTTTGACATTAATAGGTCGGCCTGTAACTAATACTGTCTGCATATTATTATCAGAAGCCCACTGTAGGGCTTTCAATACATCAGTAGAGAGACCCGACGATGATATACCATATACCAATGATTTCTTTATTTGTGATGATGTTCGGACAGTTGTACGACAAGAGAGCCAGTTTACCATCCATTGATCGAAATTCGAATCGTTTATAAATGAAGTGGCTACGACACCAGAGCTTGGACACATTGCATTTTTTTGCCCATTTGATAATCTAGTAATATCTACTGCTGTATGATCTGCTATGGCGAGATTACCGCCATGACCTAAAACATATATATCGTTACAACTATTAAATTTCTCTTGAAATTCTGCCCACTCTGGAGAGTTCACTACATCCCAAAATTTTTCTTCCAAATTCTCAATATCGAACATTACTACCTCAAATTTATTTTAGGCCGGTGGCCCTTTTAAAATCCTCTACGTTTATAGCTTTATCGTCTACCAACAAATCATAGTGGGGTTTTCTATTCATTATTAGTTCGTGATACTTAACTCCCCATTCCTCTAATTGGCGTAGAGTTAAATCTGTATGGTCTATACCTGATGTACATCCTCGCGCAGTAAAGAAAATTATTCTATGACCTTCATCATAAAGGCTGTTTATCTTCTTTAGCATTTCCGGAAATGGTTGGGCTTTTTCATAGCTACTATTAAAGGTCAACGTACAAATAGTACCGTCTATATCAAAACAATAAATCATTAAATCACCGCATGCAAAAAAATTAAATGTGTACTCTCAACGATACCATAATCGTCAGAATCAACATGAAAATCTAATAAAGCATCATTCGAAAAATTTTTTCTCAGCTTATTATTTTCGTCAAATCCAGTTAATATCAAAAAAGGTACTTTAGCTTGAGTACAATAACGGGCCGACTCTAAAATATTTTCAGAATTACCAGATGAAGAAACTAATACCACTAGGCTTTCTGATGTTGCGAAATGCTCTAAAAATTTCGCATAAGCAAAATCCCTACCATAATCGTTAATATAACATGTCAACCTAGATGGATCTGAAAAGCTCTGTGCTTTTATGCCTAATGCCTTTGTGTAATCTTGTGATATATGGGAACAAATAGAATTTGAACCGCCATTTCCTATTAGATAAATCATGTCTCTAGACTTTAGTAGTTGAGACAAATCCTGTATTTGACTTTTGGTTATTCGCTTAATAGCTTGAGCCAAAATGTCCAGATCCATTATCACATTACCTTAATATATTAAACTTTTAATACCATTATAGTCAATATTGATAGGAATTACAGTTGTGGAAAAATCTAACTCTATCTTGGATTGAGATGTATTATTTTCAGTAAATAAAAGAAAGTACCCACCATTTCCTGCGCCTACTAGGCGATGAGCTAGCACATAACTGGTGCTTTCTATTTTATTATCTAAAGTAGCTAGATATTGATTCCCTAGTATTGTTGAGGATATATTTTTTTTTATAGACCAGCCCTCTTTTATTATGTCAAAAAATAACCCTCTATCATTATCATCTATAGCATGCTTCATAGAGTCTGCGTGGGATAACAGCCGCTTATCGATAGAGTCCTTTATTTTGTTTAGAACTATAGTCGAAGATCTTTTAAACCCAGATGGTAATAGGTACATCTTAAATGTATTAAAAAGCCTGGAGTCTAAATTTGTGGTCTCTACTTTTTTACCTTTTTTTAATTCATGAAAATTTAGGCCGCCGGTAGCTACGCCCCAGGGATCTTGAAATCCAGTAAGGGGGTTTATCCTTTTTTCTAATGACCAAGACCGCTCTATAATTTCATTTTTGGTTAGCCCCAAATTGTCTAATTCGTTTATTGCAGATACTAAAGCGACCATATACGACGAAGATGAAGCCAATCCAGATCCAGATGAAGATACATCTGCTGTGAACCAACATTGTAGCGGATCTTTCGTCATTGTACTAATTGCAACACGAGCAATATCATTATTAATTTTATCTGAATCTATTACACTTTCTTTTTGGCTCCAGACTATATTATACCTTTTATCGATCGCATTTTGACCGAAGCGATCACGAAACAAAGTGATATACGTATAAAGATTAACTGAAAATGATACTACCGCTCCTCGGCCGTGGACATCAATAAACGATGATAAATCAGTTGAGCCGCCGGCGATTGATATTCTTAAAGGACATTTAGAAATAATCAAACTAACTATTACCTGTGATTATTGACTCTATTTTTTCGATATAAAGTTTTGTACAACTAGGCATACCAAAATGTGTTAGCCCATATTCTCTAATTTGTTTTCGCATAGTTATTGAGCGCGCTCTATTCTCTTTTATAATATTGACTAATATATCTGGAGAACAGTCGGTTTTTACGACGTCTATAAATGGTAGCCCTATGTCCAGGTTTGCTGCGGCTTCTTCAGACAAAACTAATCCACAACCAGCTATTAAAGCTTCTGGAACAACCTGGGGGGCTGCCTCTCCATCGCTAAATAGAACCAAATTAGCATATTTAGTTAGGCCATTATGCACTTGATCTCTAGTCCATGTACCTAGATGATTTTTAGAAGTGCTAAATCGACTATCAGCCAATGGACCGGCAAAATCTATATTATCACTAATACTTTGTAGAAAAAACTGAAATTTTCTTGGCTCTATTTTCCCTAAGCATATTGTTCTATCTGGGTAGGTTGGTGTCTCATCAAACTTAAATTCATCCGGAGGTATACCGTAAATCCAATCCCAGACCAATTCAGGATGGGCGCCAAAATCTCTAAAATGATAACTGTTTCTATCTGAAAGACTAAAGATATAAGAATGGTTTTGAGCAAACTTATGAAAAATCCATTCATATCCAGCGCGCTTAGAGGGATAATCCAAATATGGGTAATGACTAGTCATTGCGCCGGGAGCCGAAATATAGGGCATGATGTCAGCATATTCGTCGTAATGAAGATGCACAAAGTCAGGACGCCAGGCGTTTGTATCGTTAATAGCTTTTCTAAGATCTTTAGTGTTGACTATTAGTACTTCATGACCATGATTCTCTAATTCGCATTTTAGATTCCACATTAGTATCTCACAACCTCCCCAGCCAGATGGGGGTATCGGTAAAATCCCGGGACCTATTAAGCAAATCTTCATAATGTTATTTTTTACCCAACACGCTTTCTACAGCTGGTAGATAATAATTTTCTACAGTCTGTAGCCACGAAAATGTTTGGCTATATTCTTTTATTTCATCCCTCATAGCAATCGATATTTTTCTGTTTGTATCGATTACACCTGCAATAAACTCAATATCATCCAATCTGTCATTTGGAATAACATCTATAAAAGGTAAGCTTAGGTCTAGATTTGAAGTTGCACATTCGGATATCACTAAACCCAAGCCAGCTGACAAGGCTTCCATACACACTAGAGGATGTGCTTCGCCATCGCTAAGTAAGACCAGGTTGGCCCATTGAGTCAAGTCTTTATACAGCTCTTTTTTAGAAATCTCCCCCAAATAACGAGGGTGCCAATCTGGAAATCTAGAATCAGAAATCCCACCATAATACCATAAGTTCTCTATATGGCGATATTTGTACTGGCCTTTTCTTTCATCAATTTTGGCTAAATAAATACTGTCATTAGGCCGTGGACACTCTTTAGTAAAACTAAACAAGTCATTACGAACGCCATTTCTAGTAACGAATATTCTATCATCAGAAACACATGCGTCACGATATGTATCAGCGATACCCTTAGATAAACAGAATACGTTTACATTAGAGATGCATGTTTTGATAAAGAAGTTCTTATAATCACGATTCCACTTTGTTTTATTTTCAAGATACGCATAATGACTAGTTATCGCAATATTTTCGCACATAAGATCTTTGGCTAAATCAATATAGTCGTCATACTGTATATGGACAAAATCAGGTGATAGATTATTGATGATGAAAGCTGCTAAATTCATATCTTTAGTGTTCACAATATGGACATCATGCCCTAGTTGCTCTAAACTATTTCTATAGTCATCTATTAATATCTCTACCGCACCCCAGCCCGTCGGTGGAATTGACATCATGCCAGGACCTACAATACAAATTTTCATTATTTACCTGACCCTTCGAATCTAGGAAACTCATTGGGATCCTTATTTAAGTGAACCATCTTAACGCTATATGTATTCCAGACAAAATCATATCCCGGAGCTTCAGGTGTGGCATATCCCGAATTTAGCGTTTTCACATTATTTAAATTTTTCAAAAAATATTTGTTCATATGTGATTCATCATGCCATTTTGCGATAATATTATTTCTTGTGTCTATATCAACATTTTTTTCACAAATTGACACCATTTCCAATATAGCTTCAGTGGTGCCACCCCAAAAACATCCTTGGCGATATACGGATAAATCATAAAAGCCAGAATATGCGAATGCTGTTGAATCTTTATTGTCCTCGAATGTTCCAGGTTTGTCGAGAAATCCAGGATGTTGTACTGCAATCAACTCGTGATCTTCTTTTTCGTTAAAGAAGTCAAAAAAACTAATCTCGTCAACTGGCCAAAGATCAGCATCGATAAAAAAAACATGAGAATGATTTAATAGTTTATCTGATATTGAGTTCATAAACTTGAATCTATGTAATGTTATAAACGGCCAACCAACGTGCTCAATTTCAATTGTATCTATGATTTTATGATCCAAGCTGGGGTGATTTATTTGATCAGTAAATGCATATATCGTCTTCTTGTCCCCGGGGCAGAAAAAGCGTTCCACTCTATTGCGGAAGCCCTCTAAGAACCCTATATATGGGCCAGTGCCTATAAAAATTATACCGATATTATTCAAATCAAACCCCATCCGTGAATATAGATTGTGTCCCACCTTTGAGGACCCTCAGGTCCAAACCAGGCCTTAGGAGCTACTACACCTTGATAGTTCCCCAATGCTGCTGCCCACCAGGAAAAAGAAGAATTTGATATGATATGCGCTGAGCAATTGGACATCATACACATATCAACCTCCGGAGTATTACCTTCGATAAGTGTCGATATATCATCAACTAAGTTGTCTTTAATCCAATCATGATCATCTCCGAATAAAAGAAATTTCGCTTTATTGTTTGTTGCGCTCAAAATCATTTGCTTTGCCGCTGTATAGTATTCAATGGAACATGGCGGGTGGTAATTACTCTTAGTTAGGTAATCACCTCTCCTTACGTGTATAGAGCATGTGGGCCGATCATCAAAGTGTTCCTTTAATCGAGTTATGGCGGTGGATCTTATCTCATCTTTAAATGTAAATTTCTCTTTTATTATTTCGAAATAATTCCCAAAATATATTGGCGACTGAAAGTAGCCAAACATGTCAGTGTTATCGTCTACCAAAAATGCATTGGCGTTAAAATGAAAATTTGGCTCTGAATATCTGTACTTTAAATCGCTTAATAAATTTACGTCTAAAATGTCTACGTTGGGCATTTTAAAAACTTTCCATAAATCGACATTGTCATCTTTTTGTAGCGCGTGCTTAAACCCACGTGTGAAAGCGATAGATGCCAAAGCAGCGTATTGAAACATCTGATTGCCTAATCTTCCATTTTGCCCTATCTGTAAACTGGTCAACATGTTCTCACAACTCCTTGATGTTGTAATAATTTAAATTGAGACTCAGATGCCAAGAGCGGATAATGAGGATCATATTTTGGATTATGGGTAGAATTGTAGTCTACCAGCACCTCACTTAAATTACAAAAATTGAACCACCTAATGCATCTTAACCACATATGGTGATCTTCTGCCACCGGATAAGAATCATCATAACCGCCAACCCTTAATAAAATCTCTCTCTTAAAAATAACAGAAGGATGAGCAATAGCATTTCTGCCGGTAAGTAGCCAAGACTTAATTGCAGCATCATTTAACGGATAACGAAATTGATCATCGATAATTTCAGCTCCGGAAACTAGTCTTATTTGAGTACCGCAAATATCGATGGTGCTTCTGCTGTTAAACACATCAATTTGTTTTTCTAATTTATTGGGGTACCAAATATCATCACCATCTTGACGCGCTATAAACGGTGATGAAGAATTGAATAGACCAGTATTTAGCGCTGGGACGATGCCCGGTGTTTCACACTTAACGATTTTTATTCTTTCATCATCAAATGACAATACTTTCTCTATGGTGTCGTCTGTACAGTTGTTATCAACAACTATAACTTCAAAATCCGTGAAGGTTTGATCAAGTACAGATTTTATAGCAGAAGAAATTGTTTCGCCGCAGTCTTTAACGGGAATCACTACGGATATTTTTGGCATTATTAGCTCTCCAAAAATTCTTTGCAATCATGATTAATCGTAATATGGGGAGTCTTTGCATTCCAATCAATCTTATTATGGAATATCCAGCCACCCATTTCAGTAGCTAATCTATTCGCTAAATCCTTTATCTCATCATTGGTAACATCGGACCACTTCTTATCAAAGAACATATTGTTTTCAGGGGTGTCTTCCTGGGGAGTATTATATTGTGATTGCCAAAATTTTGACCAATAATTCTTGTATAAATTAATCTTACGCTCTAAGTCGAACCACGACATATGATAAACAGTCGGTATATTTTGCGCAGCAAGATTTACCCATTCTTGAAACTGTTGAAGGCTTTCTTGATTTCCTAATAAAGCATTCCTTCTATGTTGTTCGACCTCCTCAGAATATGCTGCTACGAACTTTATCCTCTTGAAGTTCTCAGTGTGAATATAGTCGCATGTGTCACTGCCAGGCGCAGTATATAGGTTTCCATCCTCATCTTCCCTACGAAGCTCTAGAGGGATTCCGTGAGTTATGTGGGGTAGGTTTTTTGATATCCTCCACTTCCATGGATTAACATCCACACGAACCTTGTCATATCCGCCCCAGAATTCTACAACTGGTAGTGCTACTAAGTCAGAGAGTTTTGGAAAACCTTTTGCCAGAGTTTTGATTTTTTCGTAATCTTTTGGTAAAACGAACTCATCGCTATCCATTTGCCAACAAAATTCAGAAGTGCACTTTGATCGAGCCAAAGCTTTCTGCATGCCATCTGAATGATATGCGAAACGTGGATGATCCCAGTCGATTATGTTTTGGTTAATTACTAAGCGCGGTTCTTCTTCAGCCATTTGAGTTAGCTTATCCCATGTACCATCAGTTGATCCACCGTCGACAACCACAACTTCATCGCAAAAACCCAACATCGACTCGATGCACTTTTCCCATGGATATTGATTTTCGATGCAATTATAAACAGTCGTATATCCAGAGATAGTGGGGGACCAATTCATCTTAGATATAACCCCATTCCAGAATCTTTCACGTGCTGCAAAAAGATATGCGCTTGTGTCGAAGTCATCTTCGGTCTCAAACCAAATTTCATTTTTGTGCTGGACGTGTTCATTTAACTTAAGTTCGCAACCTAGCATCTTCGCTTCAATTACTAGTCTAGGGCATGTATCACCTCCGCGAGGTAAATAAACAAGACCTTGCGCTGAAGATAATTTTTCTAAAACTTCCTCATGAGTAAGGCCTGAAATTAATTCAAAATCAAGATTATTTTCCTCGCAATACTTTACAGCATCCTCTGTGCCCTTAATCCAGCTATTAGATTCTAGAACCAACCACCCAGATCGATCTTTTTCTTCTTTATTCAGCTCAGCAATCTTTATAAAAAACTTGTCATCGAAAACAGAGCTTAATACCACAGATTCAATTTCAGACAAAAATGGAAATCTGTCGATGTACCTTTGTTCCTGAGCCTCTGACATCCACCATACGTTTTTTGCACCCAAAAAGAAAGCAGACATCATCTTACCATGAATTTGATCGTGACAGTCGCAGACTGTACCTTCAATATGTTGATGCTTTTCTACTGAGCGGTACTTACAAAATTTATAGTCGTACTCTATAATCGAATAATCTAGATTTGTAGCAGCAGTAGGAATTAAATTTAAATCCATTCCGGAAAAATTTGTAAAGATCCAATAGCAGTCGTTGTATTTCTGCATCAACTCCATTGTCACATTACGTGAATAAACAGCTGCTATATCGATATTTTCTGGAGCACTGTCTATTAAAGCCTGAGTGGTTAATTCAGCTCCGCCCGGAATATCTTTTGCATAAAAATCTGCAACAAATATAATATCAGGCTTTTTTTCTTCAAAGGGGGTTTCGAACATATTCACTCTCTTTATTTATTATGATCTAGAATAGATTAATATAGATCTATAGATCCAGTAATAGAATAATAGTATATTAATAATAAAGAATATACAGAATTACTGTTAACTGAATACAGATCTATATGTAAATGAAGAAATGAGAATGTACAGATTTTTTTTAATTTTATTCTGATTCTTTTCTTTGTTGGGCATTTTTGTAGTTATCTGTACTGATCCATAATTGTATAAGCGCATCGGCAGTAGCTGGCATTACATCAATATCAGGATCGTTTAATATTCCCGCTTGAGCTTTAATTAAAAGTCTTTTTTTACAATTATTTATCTTGCCAATTACGGCACCTCTTACCCAATCTTCGATGTCTAAAAGATCATCATTAAGGATTTTTTCTTCTAAATCCGTTATTTGAATTGTTATAGTTTTCATGCTTATAAGCCTTCCTATGTTGTTAACCTAGTTATAGTCACTAGTGTTTTATAATGATCTGTACCACCCAGGACGGTAGTACCACCGTATGACGCTCCCCTAATCTTAAGCGTATCATTCGCATCCAGCGCCAGTATATGAACGAATGAATAATCACCGATACCCGGGTTCGAAGCACTATCTTCAATATCAGGCTTTGTAAAGTACCACTGTTGAATCGCGCCGTCGTTGTTCCTGTACATTACAAATGTGATCCCCGTCACGTCGCCGTCTGGGTCACATTTAAGCTTCAACGTAACTAAATATTTCCCAGTGGATGGTGCGGTAAACGTATGATTTGTCGTGTTGAAATCTCCCCCCGTATCCCAATGTTCCCAAGCGAATTCAATATCTGCGGCTGTTTCAGTTAAGCTCTGGTTTCCAGAGAGACTAACACTACACGTTCCCTCTTGCATTACAAACTGTCTAGCGCTAACTACCCCTTGCTCTCCACCAACATAAAGATACCCATCAGATCTAAAGTAGCCGAATTGACTCCCCCCAGCATCACGGCGAAAATATATATTGTTTCCTCCGGTGCTGTTATTAGTCTCTGCCCAATCTAGATCAAGATATATGTTGCCATGGGCACTAACACCATTCGCTCTCAGATTTATATTATCGGAGTAAACTACTCCATCTAAATCTAGATCATCGCCGACAGTGAGTGGCCCGCTACCGAGACCATACAATTTACCGCCGAATGAAGCCGACAGATCATCGCTAAGCACCAACGCCGTAGCATACGAGTTCATGGCAGCACCCGGGGTGCCACTAGCGTTAGCTGTTTCGAAGTGGATGTTGCCACCAGCCCCAGTACCTTTACCTCGCCCACCCTGGAGCTTAAGCTCACCGCCGGTCATATTACTTGACCCACCTCCCGTCGTACTTCCTGCAGATATTGTCAGTGGCAGTCCGTGAGCACTGGTTGCGCTATCCTGGACTTTAATATTCGTTGTTGATGCGCCGGACGTCACGTTGAAAAATATGTTCTCGTTTTTGATAGTCAATTGTTCACAAGTAACATCACCAGCGGAGCTGACTATAAAATTAGTATCAGCAGCCACCAAAGCACCGGCTAACGTTGTGCTAAGATCTGAAGTGCCTAGTGTCACAACAGTGGTGCCATCGGCATCTTTAAGAAGCATTGCATTGTTCATTTGAATTCTATCATGGCCTCCACCATCTTTAATTGTCAAACCAGTAATTGTCAAATCACCACCAACCGTTACATTACCAGCAGCCGCCACTGTTGAGTTAGCCGGAGTTGCATGAGGCGTAAGAGTTAAGTGCGGAACGAAAGTACCAGCAGATGCAATGTCATTACCTAGCGTCAAAACTCCACCATCTGCGGCTTTTATCTCCCACTCATCCCCAGCGCTGCTACCTCTCCCACCCTTTAATAAGATCTTTGCATCACCATTTACAGCCTGAGCGCTATATGCTCCTCCGATATTTAGTACACCATTACCAATATCCAATGGCCCGTAGGTATATGTCTCACCATTCCCGCGGAGGTAGAGTACCTCTCTTTCTGTCCCAGAACCGTCTCCGTCGCCATATTTGAACCTTAAGAAAGCGTTTGAGGTAGAACCTTGCGCTCGTGGTAGAGCCAGAATGTTCCATTCATGTGAAAATGACCCGGCGGTATTGCTGGTGTCCGAATTGTCTGTGAACCATATATTGCTATAACCTCCGACGTCATCACAGGAGTGGATGTGTAAATGCGGGCTTGCTGTATGACCACCGCTAGCTTGTTCCACACTCCCGTGTCTAGAAATCTGTATACCACCAGTTAAGCTACCAGTGGCTGCTCCTGCTAATTTTAGAATACCTGCTTCATCAATGTTCACAACCTCTGTTCCCGCTGAGCCGGCTGTAAATCTAATTTTAGATGTACCATCTATATGGCTAGAATCTTTATCAATTTGAAAAGTCAGGTTTTCCCTAGACGCTAAACCTGTCTCATCATTGTTACCTTCAATTTTCACTTTTAAATCGTAAAGAAAGGTATCATCAGCTGTATTACTACCACTTCCTCCTAAAATCCTAACATATTGATTGTCCGCAAGTTTAAAACTGATTTTATAAGCATGCAAAACCTTATTATTACTTGGGGCAGATCCACCACCACCACCACTATAAAGAGAGAATTCTGAGTGATCTATTGTCCCATTAGCTCCAGCTAAATTCGAAAAAGCTTCTGGATCTAGAGTGGTAGTCGATTTCTGCCAATGAACGTTAATAGCAGAATAAGAACCAGCTAAACTAGAAGCCTTTTGTACTTTTAGATCCATTCCCGCGCCCGATTCATCTTCCGCGTTAGCCGAAAACCCTACACCCGCGTTATAGCCGGTACCAGGAGCGCATGCCCAAAACGTAATAGTTACAATCTTATTTTGCGCTATATAGCTCTCATTATTTAATACCAAGTAACCGTTATTTAGACTAATAGCATAAGCGTTGGTTCCAGTTGGGACATTCTCTCCAGTCGTTCCCAAAACAAACGCAGTATTGCTTCTAGCGACCATACCAATAGATCCGTCCGCGGGATTTCCTGCGCTATTTTTAAAATCAAAATTGCCGTTGATGGTAGAGCCTGTACCGCTGTTATGAATGGTGGCATCCGCGGCCTTGTTTACTTCGCTAGTATATATTGGCATTTTATTCTCCATCCCCAATCGGTTGTAACATCATCTTAAATTTCTTTCCAGTTATATTATTAATAACGAATAAACTGTCCTCGCCCTCCTGGATAGTCCAGTTACCCGAGGTACCGTCAACATCATTACTAGATCCCATATTGTTCAAGTGGAGGTCGCCAGTATAAAGATTAGCGAATCGTCTATCGGCAGTCCCTAGGTTAAACGTATTGTCTGCTTGTGGGATAATATGCCCCTTATGTTGCATGCACTTTTGACTAGCGTTACCCTCAATAGTATGCAATACGCGCTGGATATTGAGGGCCTCGTCCCCGCTAGATAACTGATCGGAGAACACTAGCTTTCTATTTGCATGCAAAAATAAGCCGCCAACTCCAGCTCCTCCAGGCTTAAGCCAGAAATGCTCTTGCACTTCGTCACTAGCATCAGTCCCATTCTCTCTAATCACCGTTGTGCAGATTGTTTGTCCTGCATTTTGATATAATCGTGTTGTTGTTAAAGCGTGGCCACTTGATATAGTGTTATCAGCCATATAAATAGAACCGCTTATAACCGCGCTGTTCTTGAACGCTGCGTTGGTTCTGGATCCGGCATCATCACCAACATAAAAGAATAAATCAGATGGGTTTGGTGTACTATCAGCGAATATATTCGTTTCATTAACGTATTTGTCTCTAGAAGATATTACCATTCCGCCTAGTGATTTAGCTCTATTTGGTCCAGTGGCACTTAGTAAAACACCGGCTGCAGGTGCGACAGACGCTAGGTCGCTTAAGCTTTTAGCTGTAGTTTGGACCCCGTCTCTAAATTTAATTTCATTACTATCTAAATAGATTTTTTGAGTATCCGCGTTAAAATTCAATTGCGCTGAAGCACCGTTTAAAACAACATGTCGCCCAGATGAAATAATCAAATCATTAGTATCACCGTGGATAGATTCTTCTGCAGCTCCAAACTCAATCTTTTTGCCACTAGCCATCCTAACCAGGTTATTCGTTATTCTAAAGACTTCATGACCGGCCTGATCATTAATAATACCAGTATTTTCGGTGGTGGTGTTAATAGAGAACGCGACGTTACTGTCATCTTTAAGCGTGATATCACCACCGCCAGCATTCAGTACTATATCTCCGTCTGTTACGATTTCAAGGTTGCTAGAAGCATGTGTTATGTAGCTATTGGCATCATCGATGGAGAACTTTGGGGCCCTGAATTCCACGTCTGAAGCAAGTAAACCATTACTATGAATGAGCTGGGCGTTACCTGAACCCCAATTAAGTCGTGTAGCAGAATCTAAAAACAATGAATCACAGACCATATAGATGTTTGTCCCGGCCGCTATTCTAAGAGTTGCATCCGAAGGAGCGTTGATATACTGGGACGAATCGTAGAACTCAATCTTTTTGTCTGTTGCCATCAAAAGAGAGTCTGCGTCTCCATCTATTCTAAAGATTTCAGCGTCGCCTGTGTCCTTGAATATAGCATCCCCAGAGGTCGTTACCATATCAATCTTAAGAGCTAATGTATCACCATCTTTTAGTTCTATTATACCGCTGTCAGCGTTCAGCTCAATATTGCCATCAGCATCTAGGACTAAGTGAGAATCCAAAGAACCAGCCCCGACTGTTGCCAGAGTTAATGCACCAGCGTTACTAACGTTAAAGGAAGCGTACTCTCCTGTATTATTCGTCAGCCTTAGTTGTTCACCGGTATCTTTTATTTCTAACTTTGCATCTGGGCTAACATCCCCAATACCCACTCTGCCGGTGTCTAGTATCGTCATTCTGATTGAGGTTGTTGCGCTACTCGTCTGCCTGGTGTAGAATTGCAATTTAGATGCGCAATTATTTGATCCAGGATCCCAAGCTTCAGTTGCTGTAGCGAACATACCAGATGAATACTTGAATGCGTTACTACTTTCGCTACCCCCAAACTGTATATCGCCTAGTATTTCGTCAGCTGCTATTGCTGAATCATACCGCTCTATCTTTAATCTCGCATCTGCGTTAACCTTCTTAATCCGCATTGCGTTACCGCCCAGCGTAGCAACAAGCTCGCTGTCTAAAATCCCTATATGATCACCGGATGTCCCATAGGTTATACCGGCGAATTGACCATTCCCAAGACCACCGGTCCACTCGCCACTACTCTCAGAAGCAGTGGCAAGATACTTAAATGTTGCTGGATTACCCGGATCAATACCCATGAAAGCCGTTTGGCTGCCACCTCCTGTCCAGTAACGCATAACAATACCACGATCTTTATCCGCCTCAGCGTTGGTTACTGTTGAACTATATACATCATCTTCTTCTCCTGCTCCACCACCTTCAGGATTGATCTGCACACCACCGATGTCAATAACAGGATCTGTCGAAGTAATTGTCTCAGTATTAAGGGTTGTGGTAGTTCCCTGGACCCTTAACGTGTTTAAGACTGTCAAATTAGTAACGTCCATGGCACCCATCACGACCTGACCATCAAAAACAATACGACCGGTGGAAAAATCTTCAGGACCGTCTGCTTGCTCGTTGGTCGAAGCTAAAGTATTTCTGTTAGAAAACACCAAAGCACCATCAGAAATTCCAGAAATTACCCCTGTGCCTTGCTGATCAAATGGGTCTGTCGCGTTTGCTGCGCTTGCTTTATTCATACTTCCCGACGCAACAAAGATTCTTACTTTTGAATTGTTTCCGCTAACCGATGCGACACCATTTCTGGCTTGATTACCTAAGTGAATACCTTCTGGCCTGGTACAGATAGCGCCATACTGGTCAGTCTCAAGTGTAAGAGCAGATGGCGCTTTTATGGTTAGGTTGTTATCGCTTGGTGCATGGATATATTGGGATGCGTCATGAAACTCAAGCTTCTTGCTAGTCGACATCCTCAAGGACGAAGCCGTACCGCCTTCAGTCGTATTCGCCATGGAAAACAAACTAACATCATCAGCATCATGCCATGCTATGTCTGTAGCAACACTGTTCATTTCCCACCAGCCTTGAAGAGTACCGGCGTTTAAATAAGCTATGTCCCCATCGTGAGCGTCAAAGTGAATATCACCATCAGCGTCAAGCTTTAGGTCAGCCTGCTGGTGACCACCGGAACCTTCATGGTGGTTGGTCGCAAGGGTGGTCTCACCGTCAGTGCCACATGTAATTGTAAAATAATCCTGAGTTCCGTCTTTATTAAAGATGAAGAATCTATCGTTGAGGCTATCGAATCTAAACCTGGTATAATTACTATCTTTGATATCGACTTCACCACCATCAGCCTCAAGTACTATTTTCTTTTGCGCCGAGATTCCAATACCACCAGCAGCTGCCTCTATAAAAATTGCACCGGTCGTATGTGCTGCCTCTGTATCTCCCGCTGCATTTTTAATGTGGATCTTTTCGTTAGCGGCAGTATCTGATGGGGAAAGCTTCATATGTGTAGAAGCCTCATTCCCAAGTGTTAAAGTCTTTGTGTCAACTAACGTGGAACCGATAAGCATATGACCGTCAGCTTCCATCTTCAATCCGTCAGCTTCGTGAGAGTGGATATAGATGCCTGCGTCTCTAAACTCTAGCTTTTTGCTGGTGTCTATTCTAACGCTTGGTATTGTAGTATTAGCATTATGGCGCCCATTCGTGGAAAGAGTTATAACCCTAGTAGCAGTAGCAGCATTACTTCCGTCGCCGTATGCCCACCATTCAAAATCATTAGTGTCAGCTTTTAGATATCCAAACTGTACGCCGGCCGTCGAACCTGGAGGCCCATCGGCATCTGGGCCTTTATTAAAAGACCAAGCCCCTGCAGAAGAATCTATGTGAATAGTTCCATCAGCCTGCAACGTTAGGTCTGCTGTATTATCCGACCCAGCGTCACTATTTGCATAGAGCTTTGTCGCGCCTCCTGCTCCAACCTCAATCTTAAAATAGTCTCTGTTACCGTCTACGTCACCATCGTCGTAAATCGTAAAAGCCGGCTCGGCCACATTAAAATCAAAAATATCATGAGCCTGATCATCATCTCTCATTGCAATATTACCGCCAGCTGCAGTCATTATAATATCGCCGTTAGTAACAGTGTCGATCGTCAGGTTTGAACTATTGTGGTTTTTGATTATATTCGTTTGGACAAAGCCGTCAAAAGAAGCGTCACCCTTATTTGTTATCTGCGCGCCGCCTGCGGTCGTACTAGCGTTGTAAGTTCCGTCTCCATGAAACCCACCAGCTAAATAATGATTAGTAGTTTCAGGTGTAACAAAATTACCAGCAATAGTGTTATCAACTTCTATCGTTTGTCTTTCTGCAAATAAACTTCCGCTCACAGCAACGTTACCTAGAAAAAGAACAGTTGATCCATATGTTCTTTCATTAGCCATAGCTCCAGCCGCCTGAGGGTGTCCATCAAATAAGCACCAAACGTCATCACCAATCCTAGCATCTGTAAGATTTAGTTTGTCTGTGTCTTGGCCTGGCTGGCTTTGTATTGATATCGCTGCTCCACCGGTTTTTCTTGTGCCATTAAAGTCGCTGGCTTTACTAGCTGAATAAAACACAAGGCCTAAGTGCGGCTTTGTTGACTCAACGGAGCCTGAGCCTATTATTATTGATGTTCTTACTTGTTTAGCTCTAAAATCTCTTGCCATCTTATTACCTTAAAAAAATTGCTGTATAGTGGACCGTGAATGTTGTATTCATATCGCCAGTTCCGTCTAGACTAAGTATTATATCAAATCCGGATGATGTCACATTGGCCGCAAAGACGTTTTGGCTAGAGCCAACAACCGTTGTTGTAACCGTCGGAATACCTTCCATCTTTTTTTCAAAAACAACAGATCTAGGAGAAGCCTGTGGTGATCTGATCGTTTCGCTACCTGAGCACAGGTGCATTCTATTGAAATCTACGCCGGCCATTATATAATACTTATCACCTGTAACACTACCTCACCGGTAAATGAGTCACTTGCCTGGATTGTAAAAATTACCAATTTGTCTGCGGTCAGCGTCAGCGACGAAATAAATATGTTAACGTTACTTTCTTCTCCGATTTCATCGGTTGTGCTAACCCCCAGGGTAATAGTCGGAATAGTATCATATCGACCTTTTAGAGTCCCTGTTTTTTCAAATTCTTTATCAAAGACAACTGTCGCAGACTCTACAATAACTTCTGCACGGCTTCTATAGGATGTTGAAGCTGGGTATCTCGTAATAGGATAAATTTTACGATATCTATTTCTGTCATATTTCTGAAAAGTTGTAGACTTATTAGCCATAAATAAACCTCCAAACTTAAATATATATCAGAGAATATTGGATGCCATTGTTGCTAAATTTGATCTCTGTCCATGTGGGATATGAACATGAGCAGCTAGGTTTGTTCTTTTAAATCTATCCACTATAATAGATAATCCATTTGAGACCTTATCAATATAAGGGGTATCTATTTGGTCTGTATCACCCAATAATACTATTTTTGAATTTTTACCCACTCTAGTAATTAACGTTTTAAGCTCATGAACAGTTGCGTTTTGCGCTTCGTCAACAATAACAAAAGAATCATTAAAAGATCTACCTCTTATAAAGGCTAAGGGGGCAACTTCAATTTGACCTTTGTCTTTCATCGCCTCGAAATATGTTATATCGTTAAACATAGTTTGGAAATTATCTTTTATTGGCGCTAACCAGGGATCCATTTTTTCATTTAAGTCCCCGGGTAGAAAACCAATATCATTACCCACTGTCTGGATTGAGCGACTAATAATTATTCTGCTATATTTTTTGCTCATTGCTCCATCCATTGCAGCCATTAACGTCAAGAATGTTTTTCCCGATCCTGCTATCCCAGTTAGCGTAACCAGTGGTATATTGGGCTGCATTAAAGCGTCAATCGCAAAACTTTGCTCTTTATTTTTGGGGGAAATTTTTGCGATACCCCCTGGAGGACCGACAAGCTTATGCAAAAAATCACCCTCATATCTTGCTATAAAGCTAGAATGTTCCCCTTCGTTTATTAAAGCATATTCATTTGGGAACATACCACTCTCAGTAAAATGAAGTTCTCCGTTTTGATAAAAATTATCTACATCTTCTTTTTCTAGTGTGATTTTATGATAACCGGAGTAATCGACGTCTTCACTGGCAATATGGTCCTTGTAATAATCCTCAGAGCGTATCCCTAAAGCATCGCATTTAACTCTTAGATTAATATCCTTCGTAACTAATATAATTGTCTTATTGGGGTGCTCTCTTCCCTCAGAAAGAGTCGCTGCAATTATTAAATTGTCACCAGCATTCCCGGCTAGCCCGAATGGCGCCGCATGATCACCTATTATAACCCTTATTGTTTGATCTCTTGAAAGCTCTTTTGGAAGCTTCACTCCCTCATCTAAACGCCCAATGTCTCTAAAACTATCTAAAAGTCTATTAACGTACCTAGCTGATTCTCCAACCACGCCAGGTTTCTCTTTAAATCTGTCAAGTTCATCTAGAACCTGCAGAGGTATTACCACATCGTTTCCATGGAAAGAATGAATGGAGGTCTTGTCATATAAAAGTACATTGGTATCCAATATAAACGTTTTTCTTTTCATCTATGTCTCCTTTTGTAAATTCATTTTTTCTATGTTATCATTAAATTGATATAGATTTAAGGTGAAGGAATTGCATGGAAAAAGATAAAGAGTTAGCATGCTTTAAGGCTCACGAAAAATATAAAGTACCTTGTGAAAAAACTTCTTGTAGATACTGGATTAATTATTCTTCCGAACAAAATTGTACCCTAATTGCAGCTGCCGAGGGTCCGAAAACCCTGCAAGAAATTGGTGATATTTTTGGTGTCACCAGAATGAGAATTTGTCAAATAGAAAAATCCATTAAAGATAAATTGCTTAGTTTCGAACAAACGCTAAACCCTTAATATTTTATTTGCTCTTATCTCTCTCTAGAGAAAGCTTAACCAACGATGCAGCTTCACCTTTGAGCGCCCTTAGACCCCTTCTAGCTCTTACACCAGCCGATGCGTTTCCGTTAGCGTTCTTTACTATATCAACCTCTAAAGACTCGATAAGCGTCTTTATTTCTTGCCACTTATTAGTAATGTCTGACATTTGTTACTCCTCAGGTATTAATATATTACCAGATGTTTTATTTTCTAGACAATCTACAATAGAGATCATCTTTTCTCTATCTTCTAACTCTAGCGCTAGAAGTTTAATTAGCTGTTCAATTTCTAACTGATTTACACCGAAACGTAAAATTTCGTGTTTTATCTCTCTACACTTTTTCGTGCTTTTTGTTATATTTTCTAAATTATCCATTTACAACTCTGTGTCCGCCACAAAGGGCTCTATGTTAAATCGATTATTGCCTATATAGGTCAAGAATTTACCTTGAACCTTCCCCTTGATTTCATCTTTTGTGATCACAATTTTTTCGTTTACTTTTTCATGATTAAGAATGAATGATACTTGTTCCCAAATATAAAGTTCACAATCATAGCTGTTCAATATATCTGCAACGCTTGACGGAAGCATTAAACTAAAGTCTTCTTTCGTCGGCAGACTGCTTAATGATTCATGACCCGTTGCAATTTCTGATCGACATATGTCGAAGACTCTATGTACAATACCACAATTATTACATTGGGCAAATTTTTCAAGAACATTATCAACATCGTCGACTATAGAAAAGACAACAAACTTATGATATGGTGGATCTTTTATTTTTTTATATTGTGGCAATATGCACTGGCATTCTATTAAATGCTTTATACCATCCATCATGTATCCTTAAATTTTAAAAATTTTAAGTCAGCTATTTTGCATGTAAATCAGCAATAGATGATGATGCCCAAGATATGGGTTTCATTCTACAACCAAAACCCATCGCAATAATCCATTGTCTTGCTTGCTCATAGACAATGTTGCTTTTATTTTTTTTATTTTCGCTAATATCTGCATGCACAAAAATTTTACGATTCGGATTTACCAATTCTCTAACTAGCGTTGCTATTTCTATAGAGTCTTGGACTTCTTTTAATAGCCTTGATGAAAGTCCTATTCTGTATTTGTTATTTTCGAATGTTCTTTTGAAGAAATATCTTGAACATTCGCCTGGGGCATACACGGCTATAACTGTCGCAAATATTAGCTTACCTGATTTAAAGTGAGAATCAGTACCGACATGTATTTGTGAAGAAGGATATTTCTTTATGACATCAATAATTTCTGGAATTTCAAATTGTCGACCAATAGAATTTTTCCATTTAATATTCAATTTATCGCTCTAACCTTATGAGACAACCTATATTAATTATTTTGCTTAGTAGTGTTTCTGCTTCTTTTAGTGATCTTGACACTGCGTAGGCTGGGTGTAAGTGGAGGTCAAGACCGGTTTCATTATTAACATTTATACCTGACAGCTCAAGAAAGTCATCGTTTGATATAAAGCCGCAGGTGGCGATTTGTTGTAGCATACTTGAAAAAAAGTTTAATTGATCAAATATAAACCCTCTTTTATTCCACGTTTTTTCATTTAATAAAATTGTTGTGCGCGCGCTATGCGAAAGATCTAAGAGTTTACTCTTTAGAAATACTTCACTTCTATTAACCAAGACAGAAACACCTAATTCACCGCAAGCCTCGTAATTATTTAATAATCTTCCAGTCACAAATCCGTAAGTAGGGATATCAAGAGATCTCTTGATTTTTGGTAAAATATCGTCCCAAAAACCATGAGCAGGTTCAGCGACACAAACCTTACACTTTCCTAATTCTAAATTTACCGCGCATGTATTTAATACATCATGACTAGCACCTTTAGAAAAAATTAAAAAAGAAGTATTATTCTCCATTGACATATTCAAGATAAGATTTAATTCCGATACGTCGTTAATAAATCCGTCATATATCACTATTTGCGCATTTTCAAAATTAATTGATTGTCTAGTTTTAAAAAACGCCGAATGAAAATTACATTGTATTGACATTCCTGATTCAAATATACAAGCATTTTGAAAGCTATTAGATTTTTTAATATCAAAATTCGACATAAAACCGTTATTCTCGAAAAACCTAAGTAGATCTTCTGGTTGCAATAAGCTAGAATAGGAAAAATGCTCTTTTAATACTGTCTTTATAGACGCAGAGTTATTATTCGCCGGCTGAGCTATATTGGTTAATTCTGAGTTATTAGGGACGTTGCCTTTATTTCTTAACGCATTTAGCATAAATGGAAAATATGCAACAGCCGCCGGGCTATACGATTGCAACGATTCTATCTGAGATATTAACAAATCCCTAATCTGTATATTCGTAAAGCTAAAATCGATTATTGCCCTATAGGTCTCTGCAAATGACGTGTTACAGATTTCTTCTACGCCAAAGTAGACCATTTTTTGAGATTTTTGCTGAATACAAAAATCATTTAGTTCTTCAAAAAAAAGATCGATCTCAGCCCTGGCAATATATGATGGGATTGCTAGCATTTTTTAATGTAGGTTGCTTTTGTCTTTTGTGCCCATACCGGCAGCCAAGCCAGTTAAAATATTCGTAAAGTTCTCTGCAGCCCCTTCGATCTCTCTTGCGGTTGCTTGCTTTTCGCTATACTTAACACAATATCTAAAAAAAGAGCCCAAGACCCCTAGTGATAATGTTGCGATTGCTAAGTTTAGATTTGAAAATGCCATAATAGATGATGCTAAGATTAGAACCTCACTAGCTCCGATGTCTTTCATGAATCCCTCCAAAGGTTATTACTGGCGTATACTAAGATTTCCTCAGCAGACTCCTCTGTATAACCATAATCATCTATCATCGTTTTTACCATATTATTGTACTTTTTCTTTTGCTTATCATCTCTAGTCTTGGATTTAGTGACGATCCTAGCCATGTCTTTTACGCTGTTAATTAAGTAACTTTCAATGGCTTCTTTAAGAGGCTCATAACTTCTATAGTCTATTGTTTCACCTCGACGTACTTTGGCGAACATATATGCAGTAACGTCAGATCTAAATCCATCCTTAGAAGAGCCGACTATACCAATACACTCTTCAATTGTGGACATAAACTTTTCATCGGGCTGCATTTCTTCGTTTGTAACTCGATCCTTGATCTTGGTCTTCATAGCAAATGCTTCTGCATTATCTAGATAGGTTTCAAATAACGACTGCGCTTGTTCTTCATATGCTGCGACGAAAGCTTTAGCGATTTCATTTTCTAAAATTCTAAGATATTCTTTTCTCACAACATCTTGTAGAATAGTTAAGCACTCCTGCTTGAACGCTTCATTAACGATTTGCTCCTTACAGTTCTTTGCAATTGTATCCATAATGGATATTGGTGTTATAAAGCCCTTGTCGCTATCTGAGAGGGCGCAATCAATTGATTTCATAATAAACCTAGTAGAAATACCGTCCATGCCCTCATGGGTTGCTTCTTCCCTTAAATCTTTTATGTCAATTTTCTTCACTCGACCCTTCTCTATTACATCTTCACCATTATAGATCTTCATCTTTGTTAATGGATCACACTTGCCCGAAGGCTTAAGTCTAGACATCACGCTAAACATAGACGCGATTCTTAGAGTGTGTGGAGCAATATGGCTGTCAAAACTTGATCTAGCTAAAAGCTTTTCGTATATCTTAATTTCTTGATCGAGCTCTAAAACATAAGGGACGTTTACCTTAACAACTCGATCAATAATAGCCTCATTAGTATGCTCACTTTGAAACCGATTCCATTCTGCTTCATTACAATGTGCTATAATAACTCCATCAAAATGAATCATGTCATGCTTCCCAGGAGCAGGTACTCTTTTTTCTTGAGTCGCTGTAATAATTGTATGCAAAAATTCAATCTCATTTTTAAAAAGCTCTATGAACTCTACTATTCCGCGGTTACCAATATTGAACGCGCCATTAAGGGATAAGACTCTTGGATCATCCTCTGAATAAAGATCTAATTTTGAAATATCTTCTGATCCGATTAATACGGATACGTCTTGCGAGTTGGCGTCCATTGGTGGCACAGATGCTATACCTCTTCGGCCTCTTTGAGAGAATGTTGTTTCTAATATTTCGAAATCTTCATAACGACCATCCATCTCCTGTAACAATTGATACCGAATTGGTGGTGAGATATCTCCTTCAATTTTTACGTTTAATTCATCTTCAAATGCTGAACGAATACCTCTAGGAATAAGCTGTAATGGGTTCCCCTTTTGTGGATCACCATTAATGTGAAAATAACTAACACCATCTAATGATGACTTGATATGCTCTGTAAGGGCTGACTTTCCTGCACCAACTGGTCCCATTAATAATAAGACCTGCCGTGACTCTTCGCCTCTGGCTGCAGCCGACTTTAGGAATCTCATTACCTTAGAAATAACGCGCTCTGATCCAAAAAACTCATTCTTAAAATAGTCGTAGATCTTAATATTCTCGCCATCGAATATTTTGTTTTTTCTAGAATCACTATCCTCCATTATAGAAACACCGTGGCTTACCAGCGTATCATATAATTTTTTATGAGCAGGATCGGCTACGCTGGGTTCATCTTTTACCAGCTCTAAAAAGTCAAGAAAGTTTCCTTTAAATTTTTCTTTTTTAACTTTTTTTCTTTGTTCTTCTATTAGTTTTAAAAAGCTCTTTTTACTCACAGCATCTCCTAAATTTCGAATGGCTCATGTTCTATTACTGTATCTAGTCGAACAACACCACCCCATAATGTAGTAATATAATCGACTACCTTCTCTGCGTAACCTAATTCTAGATCTCTTCCATCATGTTCATGATGGATTCTTAACACGTTATTTGCTTTAAGCTCTTTAACAATGATTTTTGGTATCGAATTTGATCCAATTTGTTTTATTAAAGATGACTTTATCTCTTTCCAACCTTCATCATCAGAAATTTCATTAATAACATAATCTTTTTTATACAATGAATATGAAAATAAGTTTAATTCATAGCAGTCTTCTTTTGTTAAATATTGTCTAAGAAATGATTCATCGTGGCATACTTCTCTAGCTATAAAGCATTCTTCTAACCCGTATCTTTCTTCTATTTTATTAAACATATAAAACCCAAGATGGTATGGGTTGATCCTACCCAAGTGCGGTCTAACAACTTGGTTGTGGCTTTTAAGAAACGGAATATGGTATTTTTGAGGTAAATCTAGTTCGTGCATTAACCTGTAATGCCAAAAAGATGCCCACCCTTCGTTCATTATCTTAGTCCTAATTTGGGGCATGAAATACAACGATTCGTTTCGAACGATGTTTATAATATCACGCTCCCACTCTTCTAGATTAAGAGCCATCTCAGATATAAATCCCAATAAATCAATTTCGTCCCCGATAGGAAACTGATCTGGATTTTTATCTTTTACCGATTCATCACCTGATTTTATTCTATGAATTAGGTCTTTTCGTCTGTCTTGATGTGGAATATACTCTTTACAGTCTGGGGGAACATTCATCGATAAAGCATGCGCGGCGTCAAGTATTCTTTCAACTTTCTCTATTCCAATACTAGGATCTTCTATATAAGAATCAATTCTTTTTTTAGCGTTCTTAAATCTTTGGATAATATTTTCTGGTCCTGTTTTAGAAAACGTTAGATTATTTTTAAAGAAATCTGAATGCCCAACGCAATGGCACATGATTAATAATTGCAAATAGAATGGGTTCTCCCGCATTAAATATGCTATTGATGGATCACTATTAATAATGAGCTCGTAAGGTAAGCCTTCCGCACCTAGGTTATACATTTGATGCGTTCTTTCAAATGACTTTCCATAGCTCCAATGACGGTAGTGAAGCGGCATACCGTGATATGCCATATTTCCAATCATAGCGTAATAATCACAAATCTCGTAAGATATTGGGAACCAATCTAGGTTATGAGACTTAGCTAATTCAATAATTTTGTTATCCCATTTTTCTAAATCATTTACATTCCAGTCACTCATTAAAACCCCCAAAGAATCTCTGAAAAGCTAACCAGACATCATCCTTATTTCTAATTTCAGCTATTTTAAAATTATCTTTCACCAAAGGCGCAAATAGCTCTGAGAGCTGTGACATTGTCATCCAGCTACCCCGGCCCTCTCGAGGTTCTATTTCGCAATATCCAAAAAACTGACTCAAGTGTGATAACTTTCTAGCGCTTTTAATTGCGCCACCATTATCTTCAGGCCAATTGTCTCCATCTGAGCACTGAAATGTATATATGTTCCATGCGTCTGGATGATACCTCGTTTCTATAATATCTAGGCACTTATCCAAACCGGTAGATACCAATGTCCCACCGCTTGATCCTTTTCCAAAAAAATCATCTTCTGATACTTCTGCTGCAGCTGTATCATGAGCTATAAAACAATGTTCTGTATTTTCATATTTCGATCTAATAAAGTGATAAAGTAGGAAAAAGAAACTACGGGCTAAAAATTTCTTTTCTTTCGTCATTGATCCAGATATATCCATTATAAAAAATATTGCGGCATTAGACGTGGGTTTTTTCTTTTCCTTTATAAACTTGTATCTTAAATCATCGTGATGAAAACCAAAACGTTCTTCAGAGTTAGGGTCAAAAGTCTTGTTTTTTATAGCCTTCTTTTTTCTTTTTATTTTCTTTTTAATCGTTTCTTTTTTATCTAGCCTAGGTCGTATACCTTCATTTCTATAACCATGGCGCTTATAGGTGTCGCTTGATATATTTTTGAATTTTTTCTTTTCCATATTGGGAAGCTTAAAATGATCAAACAAATACGCAGACAATTCCTCAAGAGTAATTTCGACTTCGTAAAATTCTTCTCCCTTTTCATTTCCCGCTTTATTCGGCTTTCCTGGAGATCCTTTGTCTTTTTGGCCAACCCTTTGCCCTCTGGCTACATCTTTGCCCTGGGCTGAACCTACATTCTTTTTGTTTTCGTTATCCCCATAGACGAACCGATATTCTTTTATTCCCTTAACAGGAATACGGATCTTCTTTTTGCCGTCCTGCCCTATGATTGATTCGTCAGCAACAATATCGTGGATCCCTTCCTTTATTGCTTTTTCAATCTTTTCTTTATGTCTCTGTCTATCTGAGCCAGATCGATCAGAAACGTTTTTATTTTCTTTGAAGGTAGACATATATGTCTAAATATAAATTTTAGGCTAAAATAGGAAAATATAATTTTCGAATTGTTTTATTGCTGCCGCAAGAAAGCCAGACGTATTTTGTTTAAATTCTGATGTTGTGACCCACTTTAGCCCAGAGTGTTCTAAAATATTCGTGTGTGGGTTCTTTGTGATTTTGGGCTTTTGAGTTGTTCGCGCTGTGAAGACTATTAGCTTCCCACTTGAGATTGGAGGGACTGATTTTATTAAGTCAGAGTTTTTAATTTTTAATCCGCACTCTTCGAAACATTCTCTTTTGGCACAATACAAGAAGCTTGGGTCTGTTTTGTCAAGGGCGCCCTTCGGTAAATCATAAGAGCCATCATGATTAATCAGCGCTAGTATTTTTTTATTTTTTTTCCCTTTAACAATAATAAATCCAGCCCCAGATTTTGGTCCTTTATCTTTACCTACCATAATCATCCTCGATACGAATGACATCTTCAAGCTCTTTTGTACTAACTTCTATTAGAGTGCACGCACCGTTATGCGCACAAAATCTATGGATTGTACCAGGTATAATATGGAATGTATCATTTGCACTTAGGAATAAAATGCCGTTGTTTAATACAACTTCTAACTCTCCGTCTAGTACCAGAATTGTTTCTTCTTTTTTTTCGTGCTTTTGTAATGACAGCCTATGCCCTTCATTTATATGAATTATTTTTCCAACATATCCATCAACCCTATCGGAAAATGCCCATATTTTTTCAA